CTGACGATCAAGCACTTTCTGGCGCTTGTCCGCTTCACGCTTTTTCTTGACCTTGACTTGAAACGCCAACCAGTCGTCCCACATGCCACCGCGACCAGCGTAGATCATCATCTGCTTGAGTTCTTCCTCTTGCTGCTTGAGCTTTTCAAGCGCCATGAACTCTTCAAGATCACTACCCCTTGATCCACCCTTTTCGTTGGCCTTTTTCTGGAGCTCTGCCTTGCAGTCAAAGTATTTGAACAGCGCATCGCCAGCCGCCATGAGGTCGCCCGAGTGGGCCACAGCCTCTTTTATGGTTGCAAAACAAGCGTTCGCGATGGCCAGTTCAGCTAGCATTTACTTCACTGCCGCGATTGCGGTCCAAGCGTTGAAGAGGGTTGTTGTGTCAAGGGCGTGGCCGTCAGCCTTTGCCGCCACGTCTGAATATTCTTTTGTGCATTGCTCGAATACGACACTGAGGGTGCTGGCGTAAGCGGCAAGGGAGGTGTGGGAAGAGTCGGCGAAGGTGGTACGACTGGCAGCGAGGTCGTCGCGCAGCCCGTCACGCTCAACACGAGCAGAATCAGCAGCGGCAGCATTGGACTTCGCTTGAGCTTGGGCTTGTGCAATTGCATTGTCTTTCTCCCTCTGCATCCGTGTCGTTTCGTCCAGAGCTTTCTGCGTGGCCGCCTGAACGGCCTGCGTGTGCTCCAGCACCATCTGGTCAATTTTAGAGTTTAAACGCCACCCATTGGCCGTCCAGCCAGTGAGAAGCCCCACAGCCAGCGCACCTGCTGCAATGTAGGGCGTAGGGAAAATCATCGTGGGTACAACAGCACGTCGTCAGAAGTCCCAACGATCGGGTCAATGCGGCCATGAACCAGATCGGTAATCATGTCGTTGTCGGCCAGCTTGCCAGTCAACGAGTTGTTGCTGGAGTTGATGGCGATCTCGGCATTCTTGGTGATCGAGTAGAACTGGGTGATGCTGGGCACGATCAGCGCGGCCCAAGGCAGCAACGCCTCTGCAGTGGATTTGGGTGCGGCAATCATCTGCTGGCTCGACTTGGCGTTGTTGGCCTTCATCGCAAAATGCATCAACGCCATACCCTTGGCCTGTGCATCACCGGATGCGGCCATCTGCGCAATGGCAGTGTCGGCACGGAGTTCTTGCTCTGCCTGTCGTGCTTCACGGGCTGCGATGGCAGCGTAGTAGGCGTCTTGGTTTGTAGCGCAAGCCGTCAAGGTTAGTGCCACAGCAGTGGCCAGAATCAATCGTTTCATGAGTTTCTCCTGTTGAAAAATTAACCGATGCGGTAGCGAATTACAACAATACCGGAACCGCCGTCACCAGCATTGGACCAGACTCCACCGGACGATCCACCAGAGCCGCCGCCACCACCCGTGTTGGCCGTGCCACTCACGCCGGGATAGCCGCCTGCACCACCACCGCCCGAACCGCCTGAGCCCAGAGTGCTGCCTGCAATACCTGCGCCACCACCACCACCAGCGTATGTGATGTTCGATCCGGTGCGGAGTGCGTTAGCTGCACCTGCACCGCCGTTACCAGCAATGCCGTTACCGCCGAGGGCAGAGTTACCGCCGACCCCGCCTTTACCGCCGCCGCCACCACCGGAAGCGCTGCCACTTGGGTTGCCGCCGCCGTTAAAGCCTTGGCCAGAGACGCCTGCGCCGCCAGAGCTAGAGTTTTCACCGCCACCGCCACCACCGGAACCGCCAGCCTTACCAGCAATCCCGTTGTAGTTTCCGCCACCACCGCCGCCTGTGGCTGTGATGCTAAGGGCCGATGAGTTACCACCGTTTGCGGAGTCTCGAACGCCTTGTATGGCGCCAAGACCACCAGAGCCAATGACCACCGGGTAGGTGAATGGCGTGACTGTAGTAGCTCCTGTGAGCATGCCACCCGCACCACCACCGCCGCCTCGACCGCCACCGCCACCGCCGCCAGCAACCACAAGATAGTCAACCGCGCCGCCAAGGGAGCCCAGTTGAACCACGCTAAAGTCGCTGCTGGAGGTAAATGTGTGGGACTGGTAAACAGCACCGCCCGACGAGTACGTAGTAGTCGTGCCGCCAGTGGCGATCATTCCAAGACGCACGAGCGGGTAGCGCACAATCACGATACCGGAGCCTCCGTTGGCTGCGTTTTGCGGACCGTTTGAAGTTCCACCACCGCCACCGCCGCCAGTATTTGCTGTGCCAGCTACAGCAGTTCCTGTTGTACCAAAAGCACCACGCCCACCGCCACCAGAGCCGCCGGGGGAGTGCGCATCAATAACTGATCCACCACCACCGCCTCCGGCATAGGTTTGAGCAGAACCAGTTTGCAAAGAGTTTGAGGCACCACTACCGCCACTGCCTGATCCGCTCGTAGACGACGCAGTTGTGCCCACAGCACCTGCGCCACCGCCGCCACCGCCTTGACGGGAGGAATTGCCCTCTGATCGAATGCCAGCGCCGCCAGCGTTGCCTTGACCTGAAGTGCCTGCGCCGCCGCTGATTACAGCCGCCGTGGCACCCGGTGCGTTTGATGTACCGCCACCGCCACCAGAACCGCCGCCGCTGCCTGCAGCGTTGCCACCACCACCGCCACCGCCGATTGCGGTTGCGCCGAATATGGAAGAATTTCCGCCGTTGTCACCGTTTCCGCTTGAGCCTGCAGCTTTACCCGCTCCGCCCAGTCCAACAATCGCGGAGTATGCAGAAACAGCGCAGACCGCAGAGCCGCTTAAAATCCCACCGCCACCGCCGCCACCACCTGAGCCGAAGTCACCTTGGATTCCAAATCCGCCACCGCCGCCGCCAGCAACAGCAAAATACTCAACGGTTCCCGCAGAATCCCCTAAGCTTGTGACTGTAAATGTGCCAGAACTTGTAAACGTGTGGACGCGATATGGGACGCCGCTGACCGTGATGTCCGTGATCGTTCCGCCCGTGGCGGACATGGGTTGGAAGCCGTCGTTGCCCGAGGCTCCAGCAAGGACAGACAGGACGCCGCTCATTATTCGAGACCTTGGCCAGTGATGACAAAGACGTTGGACGCCACACAAAGCAGCGTAGCCAGACCACGAGCCGTCAGCGCCCGGTTGTTGTTTACACCACCAATCCAATACATCGTCACACCCGCGCCGCGCAGCACCGAGATGGAACTGGCCGAGTTGTTGTAGATCACCACTACGTCACCAGCACTGAAGACCGATGGCGGTACCGTGACGTTGGCATCAGCTTGGACAGACTGCCCAACATCGGTGGCTAGCAAGGTATACGCGCCCGTGGTGCTTACGGGTGGTACCGTGTAAACGCCCAGATTTGTTCTTGCTGCAGCAGCCGTTACAGCGTTTGTGCCGCCTTTGTTGATTGGCAACGTGGTGGTCAGTGCAGTGGCTTCATCCGCCAAGCCGGCCGTGGCTGCGTAGATTGTGATGAAGTTTGTGCCATCGCTAAACACCACCATCTTTTTGCCAGCGGCAATGGCTACGCCGGTACCAGCAGCTATCGGGGTGCCAACGGGATTCTTCACCGTACTGTTGTAGATCGTGGCCGTGAACGCGCTGGTGTTATTGATGACGTACTGCTTGGGGCTAGGAGGCGCGTAAACGTTGAAGTTGGCACCGGTCGTGGTAGACAGCGAAATCATGGCGTTTCTTGCCTGATCCGATGCGCCGTCAGCTGCAACCAAAGCTTGGTTGGCCGTGGTGACTGACACCGTCTCGTAGCCCGAGATCGCATCTTCGATGAGCGTGCCGAGGTTGGTATTGGTAGTCGAGCCCCAAGTACCGGCTGTTCCGCTCACGCCGGGGTAACCGCCTGCCCCGCCACCACCAGAGCCACCGGAACCTAAAGTGCTGCCGGCGATACCAGCACCTCCGCCACCGCCTGCATAGGTGATGTTTGATCCCGTTTGTAGCGCATTGGCACCGCCCGCTCCACCATTACCAGCAATTCCGTTGCCGCCAGTAGTCGAGTTTCCACCAACTGCGCCCTTGCCGCCACCACCGCCGCCAGAGGCACTGGTGTTTGTGGTGCTACCACCGTTAAAACCCTGTCCAGAAACTCCTGCGCCGCCAGAAGCATTGGTTCCCCCTCCAGAACCACCGCCGGAACCTCCAGCGCCACCAACGCCGCCGTTATAGTTTCCGCCTCGACCACCACCTGTTGTGGATATACCCAGAGCGGATGAGCTAACGCCTTGAGCGGAAGTTGCGCCGCCGTTACTTTGCTGGCCGATGCCGCCGGCACCAACGACTATGGAATACGAACCAACATTTGTGGTTGTTGTTGATCCAGTCAACACACCGCCTCCGCCGCCGCCACCGCCTCGGCCACCGCCGCCGCCACCGCCAGATACGACTAGGTATTCAATGGTGTTTGATACCCCGCCGTTCTGAAGAATAGAAAGTGTGCCCGACCCAGTGAATGTGTGGACCTTGTAAGTTGCGCCGCCGCTTGCATAGGTCGTCTCCGTGCCGCCCGTGGCGTTGATAAACGGTGGCCTAGTAGCAACGGTAAGGGTAACAACACCCGTCATGTGGTCACGCTTCCAGTAATGACGCAAACCGTACCGCTGATAAACAAGACCGAGCACACCCCGCGAGTGAGCAGGGACACGCTTGCGTCGTCTGCGTCAATGCCAGAGATGTAGGCCGTGGTGATCGTGCAAGTGATGGTGATGCTGCCAGCCGTGTTGTTAAAGATTGAGACAATGTCTCCCGTTGCAAAGGTTGCGTCGGGGATAGTAATTGAGCCGCCAGTGCCAACTTGAATGAGTTGGCCCACGTCGTTGACGGCCAATGTGTACGAGCCAGTCTTGGTTGCCCCCGACTGCGGCAAACCTGCAAAACCGATTGTTCCGCTGTTGTCAGATAGTGTGAGCGTCCGGTCGGTATTGGTCGCTGGCGGGACAATGGTAACGACGCCTGTGCCGCTTTGCGACATCATGTCCATCTGACTTAGGGCCAGTGTTCCGTTTGCCATTATGTTTCCTCCTTGGGCACTTGCACCCACTGCTGGTTATCCTCGTCCCAAACATAATCATCGCCGGGCGCAGGCACTGGCGCTTGCCAGTCAAAGTTCTCGTCCAATACCCAGCTCGGATATGGCTTGGGCGCAATGAACACATCATTCACCGAATCATAACTACCACCAATGCAGGCGTACTGTTTGCGCATGTTGCCGTTGTAGCTGGTCTGCACCCAATCGCCGCCGAGAAGGTCTGTGCAAAACTGCTTACCAATAGCTTCAGACTCTTGGCCGTTCTCATCCAAGATGTCGCTGTTGTTCACCACGATGACTGTGAGCACCGTGCCCTGTTCGTCGATTTGTGCAAAGTGAGCCATCATGCAATCCTATATCTAATAACCACAATACCAGAGCCTCCGCTGGCAGCGCTTTGAGGGCCGTTGGATGTTCCGCCACCGCCGCCGCCACCCGTGTTGACGCTGCCAGCGCCTGCTGTACCGCCAGTACCAAACGCACCTCGTCCACCACCACCGGCACCACCGGGGGAATGCGCGTTAATGACTGATCCACCGCCGCCACCGCCTGCACGGGTTTCGTTTGAGCCTGTTCGAATAGCGTTGTTTGAGCCAGAACCCCCAGCACCGCTGCCTGAACTTGATGTTGCTGTCGCCCCTGCACCACCTGCGCCGCCTCCACCACCACCTTGACGGGCAGAGTTACCTTCTGATCGAATGCCAGCGCCCCCGCTGTTACCTTGGCCGCCAGTGCCTCCACCGCCGGGCAACACTGCGGCAGTTGGGCCTGCGCCGTTGCTGGTTCCACCGCCACCGCCAGAGCCGCCAGCGCTGCCGCCAGCAAAACCACCGCCACCGCCACCGCCGCCACTAGGCACGATTCCAAAAACGGACGAGGTGCCGCCGTTACCGCCATTACCACTTGAACCGGACGCTTTTCCTGCGCCACCACCACCAACACCAACAGCATACGATCCTATGCCCTGTGTAGTCGTGCTAGCAACGGACCCGCCCGCTCCACCGCCGCCACCAGAGCCGTTGTCGCCCTGAATGCCAAAACCACCACCGCCGCCGCCAGCCACGATGAGGTAATCAATGGTGTTAAAACCTGCAGTGCCTGCGTTAGAAATTGTGAGCGTTCCGGCACCGGTGAATGTGTGGACCTTATATATTCCGTATGTCGTTTCAGAACCACCAGAGGCAACGATAAACCGAGACTTGCCCCGCAAGTTGTTCATTGTCACAGTGCCGGATGGCTGGCCGGCCAATGCCCTGACCTGCGCATCATTCATGTTGATTGAAGCCGTAGCCGATCGGCCAAGCTCCGTGTTGACTTGAGATAACGAGATGGGGCCAGAAGACGGTAGCGCCATTACACCGTCCCGTAAGCCGTGACGTTGTCTTTGGCAACGATTGCGCCGGCAGATGTGATCTTGAACACGTTTGTCCCGCTGTACTTGAAAAGCAAATCCGTGCCAGACTGCTCAAGGGTCCAACCCGCGCCAATTGAAACCACCCCGGTAAATGCGCCCGTCGTGCCTGAAATGGGATTTCCAGATACCTGAACTGTCCCGCTTGCGTCGGGCAGGTTCAACGTCCGGTTGGTGTTGCTGTTTGGGCTGGCGATGGTGAACGTGCCGGTGCCCGAGGCGTTGCCCGTGATTGCTACCTTGCTCATGCTTGCTCCTTCGGATACTTGGCCTTCACAGCCAAGCAAGCTGCAACGTAGGCATCAATCTGCGCTTGGTCGCCCTTGACCACGCCGTCGAGGTAGTCGGACATCGGTGGATACTCTGCTCGACGTTTATCTGCATACGACGGCTCCGGCGCAGCACTTTGGTTGGAGGAAAACTCGCCGCCCTCATAAGTCCACCCAGCAGAAACTGCGGAATCATCCGCTACAAAAACTGCCGCCAAGCCTTCGGGGACGGCGTCATCGGGGCTACAAAGAATCACGTTCTCAACGATGCCCTGCAAGTTTACGAGCGCTGCTTTCATTATGTGTACTCCCAAACTCTGATCACGCCTTGTGCTCCGTTACCACCCCCACCCGGCGTAGTTCCAGCGCCTCCCGCACCTCCACCACCATAGTTCTTACCTGCTGGACCTGCGCCGTTGTAATAAATACCATTACCGCCACCACCCAGCATGCTCGCGCCTCCCGCCCCGCTAACATACGAAGGCGGCGCAGACGCACCCCCACCGCCGCCAATGTTAATGTCGCCGTTAGATGACCCACCACCAGCGCCACCGGTTGTTCCCGCCGGCCCTGCGCCGCCAGTTTCTCCACCGGCCCCGCCATTCGCGGTTATGGTGGTTCCTACAACCGTGAATGTAGTGTTGCCGCCGCTTCCCGCTACGCCGCCAGAACCCGGAGTAGCCCCGCCAGTACCTCCAGCCCCAATCGCGTATGCGTATGAAGTGCTTGGTGCCACTGTAAAAAATTTAGCGGAATACCCGCCGCCACCGCCGCCTGCCCCACAAAGACCCCCAAGTGAGTTACCGCTGGCCCCACCACCGCCACCACCGCCAACACATTCAACATAAATGCGCGTGCAATTAGATGGAGTCGTATACGAGGTCCCGCTCGTTAAAATTTGTGGGGCGCGAATTAATGAGTACGCAGCTGCCACCACCTGCTGAGTAGCGTTTGGGAATGTAATCCCACTGGTTCCATCTAAAACGATTGCCATGTCTTACCCCTTAAACCACAACGTACCGACTGCCAGATGGCACGGTAATACTGACACCGCTGGCAATCGTCACAGGTCCGGCTGAGATGGCGTTGTTGCCTGCGTTGATCGTTGAGCTTTGAGTCACCGTAGCGGCGTTCTCGATGTAGCCCATGCCGCCCACCACAGCACGCTCTGCCGGGTAGGTCACGAATACGTCCTTGGAGCCAGCGGCGAAGTCCACCAGTGCGCCAGCGTTCGATGACTCAAGCACCGTGTCACGCGACAGGGTCGTGCCGCTTGATGTGTAAACGCCGATGCCCACTTCCCATGCGGAGTTAGTGCTGTCCGTGATGGCGTAGTAAGTCGTGTTGCCATCACCGATGACGGAGAAATCTTGGAAGCCGCCCACAGCAGCAGCGCCGAGTGTGAGCGTGCCTGTCCCGGTGGTGGTCGTTGTGACCTTGACTCGATCCTTGACAACAAAGGCCATGTGCGTTCCTTAAGGCTGTGTTTTGATGACTTGCCAGTTGGTGCCGTCAGCAGTGTTGATGACTTGCCAGTTGGTTGCCTCTGCAGTGTTCACATTTTGCCACGCCACCGTCTGGCTGTCATTGATTAGGTTCCACAAGAACGCAGCTTGAACGCTGTCCTCGGCGATGCCCAGCTCAGTGATGAGCACCTTGAAGAGCGTACGCACTGACACGGTGTCTTGGCCCTGTGCAGCTTCTGCGACCAGAGAGGCAAAGTTAACACGAGCAGAAACCGTCTCGGAGCCGGTACTTGCCTCAACCACGTTGGCCAGCACGATGACATTACTGGCAACTTGATCTGCGCCTGTAGCCCCTTCGAAGACCATTGCCACCGTGACCTTGAGCGCGTTGAGGATGTCCTCGCCTACGGCCGACTCAGAGACCAACGCCATCAGACTGACCAGCGTGCTCGTGACATCTTGGCCAGAGGCGTTCTCAAGGATTGTGACCCCGTACTCAGGGGTGCTGCTGACTTGGTCTTGGCCCGTTGCGCCGTCTTGGACGGCTGCGCCGAACGCTACGTTACCGATGAAGGCATCCAGCCCGCTGGCCGACTCAAACACAGCCGAGCGTACCGATGTGTTGGTGCTGACCTGATCTTGGCCAGCCGCCGTCTCTGTGACCAGAGAGATGACCACCACACGGGTAGAGACCTCGTCAGCGCCTGTTGCAGACTCCGACACCTGCGATGCAAATGCCGCCAGAGAAGAAACTAGATCAGCCCCGCTCGCGCTCTCGTTGACGACAGCGACGAAGACGTTCCCGCTTAGCGCAGAGAACGGTGCAGTTGCAAACGGGGCTCCAGCAAACACATTACGCCGCGTCGAGGCTGAATTGGTACGTGAGGTTGATCACGTCACCAGAGACCACAGCGCGATCGCCGGGGGCTTGGAAGTCACCAGCCGAGAACAGCGTACCAGTGGTGCCGCCCTTGGTGTTGCTCGTGGTGAGAAACGCGCCGCCAACGGTCGCGGTGCCGTTGATGCTGAACACAGCCACAGAAGCCGAGTTGCTGATCACCGATGGATCAGCCGTGGTGGGGGTGCCAAACGTGGCCGTGGGGCGGTTGGCTTCCGAGTAGGCCGTGACTTCCGTCCAACCAGCGTGGGAGGCCATGGTATCGCCAGCGGCAGGGTTGTTCGAGGCAGCAGCACCGTACAGGCCGAAGTACCAAGCAGCGGTGTATGTAGCGCCCTTGAAGAACTTGTCGTTCATGAACTGCAGGCCCTCGTTGACCACGAGGTTGTGTTGCTTGTCTTCCCACTTGAGGTTGCCCTCGCTGTCGAAACACTGTACGGTGAACACGCCACCAGCTTTGACTCTTTCAATGCTCATTTCAAGCTCCTATCAGGAAAATCGGATCAGCGCACTGGTCGCTGTGTTGGCGGGCATCTGCACCAAAAAGGTATTGGTAGCAGTCTTGTCAGAACCAAAGTCCAAAACCGCTACGGCCTTGTTTGACTTGGTGCTATTGTAGATGAGGGCACCCCGTGCGGTGAACGCAGCAGGGTTCCAAGTCGTGTTGGTGAAGATCACAAACCCAGCGTCATTGACCGATACGCCGGTGAGGGTGTTGCCACCAGCCACGTAGCCAGTGCCAGAAGTCTCGCCGGCCGTGCCATACACCGTGGTGTTTGCGCCCAGATCGGCAGTGGCCACGTAGAGCGCCAGTTTAAACGTGTCGGTGTTGAAGTCGTGAACCGCTTTGAGCAGGTCAGCCTTGAACGAGGTGGTTGCGGTTTGGGTAATCATGCCGTGACCTCAAATTTATTCAGTTTCCGCATATTCTCAACCCCCGGTATGACCTGCAAGTTCAAGGGCACATGCAAACCAGACACGCGCCTGCCTTGTAGAGGGATTATATGGTCCACATGCCAAGAAAACCCGAATAGCTTTGTGCGTACCGCCGCGATCTCGTATGCCTGTTGCATGACCCAGTGCTCGTCGTCTGAAAGCCAGCTCGGGGTACGCTTTAGCTCTGCCGCATGCCGCCGTTGTTGGGCAGCAGCCACAAGGTGCTTATTGTTCTGTCGCCAGTTGCGGGTTGTTTGCTTGCGCTTTTCGGGATTCTCAAGCCGGTAACGGATGCCCGCCATACGCAGCGTCTCGGCATTTTTGAGTTTGGTCTTGCGGGAATACTCGCGCACTTTGTCTGGGTTTTTTGCAGACCATGCCTTGATGATTTCCGCGCATTTTTCGCGGTTGTTGGCTCGGTACGCAACATCGCGGTCGCGCTTTTTCTGCGCACTCACCGGGTCTGCCATGTACTTTTGGCGATCTTTTCGCTCCTGTGCCCGTGTGCGTTCGGGGTCAGATGCTCGGCTCTTCCGCAAATTTTGTTTTGCGCACTCTACGCAAGCACCTGATACACGACGCAAGCCCTCCAGCTCTGGATGCGCTTTGCAAGGGCTGCCAAAACAGGTCGGCAACCCCAGCGCTTTGGCTTCTTGTCGTGTGTAGCGTGTCATGTCACCGCCTGACGGTACTGGCCTGTGCGATAACTGTCAGTTCTTTCGAGCCCATCCCCTAATCTCTTGGCCAGAGCCAAGGCTTCCTTGTACTTGGTCTCAAACACGAGACCTTCTGTCTGTGCGTCAATCTTCATGAAGATCGCAGCCTCAACCAGAGCCCCGTACAGCAGCACGGAGTCAAAGTTGTCGCCAAGCCAAGTCGTACCAGCCTCAACGATCGAAGTCGGCATGAAGAAGTAGTGCAACTCAACCGAGTACGCCGCGTCAGGCGTAGGACCCACCATGAAGCTCAACTCATTGGTGATGACGGGCGGGTTGTTGTTGGTTGTGGTCGGGCCAAACAGAGCGTAGTACTGTGGGATGCCTGTGCTCGTGGGGTTGGGGTACGCTTGACGGATGAAGTTCACATCCTTGTTGAGCAGGTACTCGTAGCGCCCAGTGGCATCAATCACAGCCATCGAATACACCGACAAGAAGTCGGAGGGCGAGGACAGGTACTTGTTGTTGGCTGTCAGTGCGCCCGTCACGTTCTTGCGAATCGAGGGGAACTGGACCGTGTTGAAAATACGCTGCTCAGCCTGCTTGATGAACGTGTCGATCTGATCTTTGGATGTGACAGTCTGGCCGTCCCACGTCAAAGTGTCGGGGAACGTGTTCTCAAGGTACGCCTGAATTTGGGCGCTGAGCTGGGCGTAGTTCATGCGAGTTTCTTGCTCGAGTTCGTACCCTTGGTGGCGCAGCCAGTGCCACGGGTCTTCACGGTTTGCGTGTTGGGTATGTTATTGGGGTAGCCGTTGTTGTTTGGAACGATCGGCACGGTTTTAACTGGAGTGTTTTGCATATCAACCTTTCATGGGTTTCTTGGGCATGCCGCCAGCTTTGAGCTTGGTCAGGGGCTTGCCGGGGTGTTTGGAGCGCTCATGCTTATGCACTGCGGCCTTGACCACTTTCTTGTCCATCTTCACATCAGAGTGTTTCTTGGTTGCCATGTTGGCTCCTTACGTTACAACAAATTTGTTTGACTTGTCACGGTTGCTTTTTGCGGGAAGCACCTGCAGATTATGCGGTACATGAAGCCCAGAAACAAGCTTTCCGTGCAGAGGCACAATGTGATCTACATCCCAGCGAAAGCCAAAGAGCCGCGTTCTCAAGTTGGCCAGCTCGTAGGCTTGCTCCATGAGCCAAAAATCATCTTCCTGCAACCAGCACGGCGTGCGCTTTTCGCGGGCCATAACGTATTTCTTCGCCTTTGCATTGAGTTTTGGCTTGTTGTTTGTTGCATATTTTATATGCGCACTCTTTACCTTGTCAGAATTGTCTAAGCGCCACTTTTTTAAGCGTTCTTTTTCAGCAGCCCTATACTCCTCAGACGTAGCTTTTGCATGATATCTGGCGGCAATTTGACTTCTGTGGCATGCCTTGCACCACCAGAATAAACCGTCTTTTGACCCGATTTTTTTATAAAAATCTTCTGCCGGTTTGTTGCATTTGCACAGGTTGCAGACTTTCATGTTGTGACCACCGATACCTGACCGACTTCCACGTCCAAAACCAAGGGATTTGGCGTCAGCAACTCATCAAATTGTGATGCGCCGCCCACTGGGTTCCAGCCCCAGAAAATGTCCCGACTGCCGCCACCCGGTTCGCCATCGGCCAAGAGGCCGGACTGAAGGTAGCTGCTATCAGGGCGGGGGTTGCGCAACCCTTGCGGGTCATCCACCGGGTACATACCAAGCTGCAGCTGCGGCTGATCCGGCTCCCAACATTCGTTGCACACGATGATGTTGACGTTCTTGGTCTTGATGACCAGCGCCTTGAGCTCTTTCAGACGGAACTGAAAACCACAGCGATCGCATATCGCAATGGCTTTTTTGCCTGATGCGAAGCGGTTTCCCATGGTCAGCTACCGATAAACATCTGGCGAGGAACGAAACGCAGCGCAGCCTTCTCTTGGTCTTCACCAGAGGCCAACTGCCATGCTTCGTCGTACTGAGCCTTGAGGACTTCCAAGCGGTTGATTGCGTCTGGCACCTTGAGGGCCAAGTAGTAGGCCAAGCCGGCCACCATGCATGGGATGAAGCGGAAGGGCATGTCCATCGTGTTCACGCCATCTCCGGCGTTCTGGATGCGACGCATGCGCCAGTAGACCAACTGGTAGGTCTGCGAGTTGTCCGGCACGGGCCACAGGGTCACACGAGGGGTGTCCAAGCGCTCGATCCAAATCTGGATTGGGCGGGCCTGCTGGAGTTTGTTGGGAATGGTGGCGTAGGTCGAGACGCTGATCCGGGTGATGGTCAGGTCTGCTTGATTGGAAGCGCTGCCAGCACCAGTACGGATGACGTGCTCCAAAAGGTCCACGGTATCGGTCGGCAGGTTGTATGTAGCAGTGCCCGGTACCAAGTTGATGGTGCCCTGCTCAAACGTGAACATGTTGATGCCACGGTTGGCCCAGTCAGCAAACAGCAAGTTCAAGGAACGCCGTGCCGTGCGCAGGTCGTAACCCGTGCGCAGCTCTGCGCCGCAACGCTCGAACGCCTCCTCGACGATCTCACTGAGGTCGAGGTTAAAGTTTGCTACGCCGGATGTTGCCATTATCTAAACCCTGCTGTTTTCTTTGCGATGGTCTTGGGCTGTGCTACGAACTGCTTCCCGGCTTTTTTGCCAGCGCGTTTCGCACGCGTTGTAGCAGCGTACTCAGCAGGGCTGAGGCTTTTAATTGCAGCTTTAGGAAGGTATCGCTCACCTGTTTCAGAAGATTTTTTACCACTTTTCGTCCTCCATTCTTGGTTGCCCCAGTCTTTGAGGGATTTTTGCGGAGCCTTCATAGCAGTGGCCCGTTGTAACCGTCTGCATTATCTCTCATGTACTTGGCTGCAGCATCCAAAATTAATGGATTGTCTCTCGCATGCCCAAGTATGTTGTTGCAAGGGTTGCACAAAACTCCACGAAATTTTCCAGAAACGTGGCAGTGGTCTACATCCAAACGCTTGCCCATCTCATCTTCTGTTACCCCGCAAATCATGCAAGCGTACCCCTCGGCTTCGCGCAGTTTTTCCCATTGCTCATAAGAAAGCCCGTAACGAAGCTGCAGCTTTTCAGCTTTTCTGTTTTTTGGCGTGTTGGGGTTTGTGTTTTTGTACTCTTGATGGCACGGCTTGCACCGAGCGCTCAAATAGTTTTTTCCGGACCACTTGTCAAAAAACGAGTAGAACTCTGCCGTGTCTTTTTCAGCCTCGCAATGCTTACATACCTTAGTCACGATACGAGCCTCCTGCGGCTTTGTACTTCTTGGCCACGAGCTGGGCTTTACGGGCGCTCCATTTTCCAGCGCCAGTGCCTTGGGTTGCGGCGGCTTTGACTTGGCTCACGATCCGCTTGCGCATCTCGGGCTTCGTGTAGTTGCCGGCCGCATTGACCTTGCCGCCCTCCGCATACTCAGTGAACTGGTCACCGTCTCTGCGTTTGGCGGTTTTGGCCTTGGGCATCTTCGAAGGTTTGACGGCACCCATGCCGCGTGAGGCCATCATGGCTTAGCAGGTCTTGCCGCCCATTTTCATGGCGATCATCTTGCCTTTGGTGCCACCTTTTTTGATGACTCCATCAGGCTTGGAGCTGGTCTTGACCTTGCCCATTTTCATGGCCGGCATCTTGCCCTTGGCAGGCATATCCTTCTTGGCCATGACCGACTTAGCCATGCCGCGACCCATCTTTTTCATCATTGCGTTTTCGTTCATTTTGAACTCCTTTAAACAGTTTTGCACCTAGTGAGACCGCGCTTGGCAATCCCGTTAATCGACCCACCTTTTTTCATTCCGAAGAATTCTTTCAACGCCTTGCCTCGCGCAGCAGAACGCTGGCCGGGAGACATCTTGTCTTGCTCTTCGCGCTTCTTGCGATACGCAACAGCACCGGGCTGCTCGCTGAGCATCTTGCGTTGTGCTGCCTCTTTCGCTGGGCGGGCTTTTTCCTCAGCCTCATCAGCCGAACGTCTTGCTGCACGCGCAGCATCACGCTTCTTCTCGGCCTCGTCACGTTGGCGCAACAACGAGGGGTTCATAGGTAGGGCTGAAAAAGACGAGCCAGACTTCTTTGCAGGTGCCGTGCTGGCAGCGCTGCCACTTGATGCGGCTGGCTTTGCCTTATTGGCACCTTCAGAGCGGTAGCTGCTGCTGACGGCCGGGGTGCTGGCTTTGCTCTTTGGAGCCACGTCATCACTGCGCTTGGTCTTTGCATTACTCTGGCCGGGACGGGTTGGCGTGCGGGCTGGCATGCTTGCCATGGACTCCATGCGGCGATCCCGCTCATCCATGTCGCCGTCACTGGCTTTTTTGGATTCTTCCGAATTTGCAGATGAGGCTCTAGCCTTCACCATCTCTTGGACTTCGCCTGCAAGCTTCTTGCGTGCTGACTCCATGTCGGCTTCCTTGTTATAGGAGCCGGTTTGGATGTCATCTCCGCTGCCGCTTTTGACGCGCTTGCCTTCGCTGTCCAGCAGGTAGCCGCCGTCTTCGTATCGTTTGGTCTTCTTCATGATTTACTCCTCAGCAGGTTTTGCAATTGGTCTTGCCACGAATGGCGATGCCGTCGATTGAGCCGCCTTTGGCCATTTTGACTGCGGGCTTTTTAGGCGCAGGCTTTTTGACTGCTGGCTTCTTGGGTGCTGCCTTCTTTAGAGGAGCAGAACCACCGTCGATGTCTTGAGGTGGCTGTCCCATGTCAGCGGTGTAGATGCCGCCATCTCGATATTTTTTCATCTCAGTTCCTTCAGCCTTGTCGGCTTTGACAAACTCTTTACCGACCTTCGTCGGCACCTTGACCTTTTTGGCAAACTTGGGATTGTTCGCCACCGCTTGCATGAACTTCTTCTGCTCTGGTGATTTACTGGGCATTACTTCCCCGCATACCAATTGACAAGCTGAACAAGCCCTGCGCCCATGACGCTACTGGCTCCGCCAACCAACATCAAAACCTTCCAGCCGCCACGAGCTTCAGACAGTGTTTTGTCAATTGCCGCCAGCGTTACCTGCATCTCTTTCATGTTCGACAACATCTTGTCCATGTCATCTTGCAGGTGCTTGATGTCGGACGCATGCGTAGCAAGTTCACGGGCTGTTTGGATAGCTTCTTCACTCATGTCAGCACTTCCACCTTGCGAGAGAAGCCGCCTTGCGGGTAGGCTTGCCCTTCTCATCTTTCATCGGACCCGGCATCCCAGACATGCGTGCGCAGAACGAATCCTTGCGCTTGCCGCCTTGGGGCTGCGGGGCTTTGAGTTTGCTACCGGTGGCAGCGTTGTACTTGGCACGGCCTTTGGCAGTCAGCCCCGCCCCTTTGGAGACGGGCAGCTTTTCGCCACGACCGACTGCAAGGGATGGGGTTTTCTTAGCCATAGATCAAGATAATTGAGGTCGTGTTCGTCACCGTGCCGTGCAGTGCGCCTTCTTTGCAGAGGAGCCCTTCACCGGGAACGGGGATGATTGTGTAGCCAGCTGTCGTGTTGGCTGCGGTGTTAATCGTGGCGATGATCTCGCCAGAAGCACCACCTTGACGGATTACCACAGACCCAGCGGTAGCACCATTCACAGCGTAGATCGTTTTGACACGAGTACGCGGAATGTCACCATCGCCTTGGGTCTTGAAGTTGCCCGTTGCCGTCAGCGGCTTGGTCGCTAAGACGTCGGTTTGCATACCCATGGTGGGCTCCTAATTAGGCAGTGCGTGTGAACACGTAAGCAGTGGCGCTGGAGAACATGATGGTGTAACGAGCCAAGCCGGTAGCGCCGGCGGCGATAGTCAGGTCACCAAAAGAACCAGCGGTGTCGGCAGCGGCGGTAGACAGGATTGCGTTGGTGTTCACTGCGATGGTCACGGTGTTCGCGCCAGCGGTGTTGTCAATGAACAAATCCAGCACAGTGCCGCGAGAAGCGCCCAAAGCCGCACCCAGAGCCGTGCCGGTGGGCAAGGTGATCGTGGTAGCTGCAGCCGAGGTCGAAGTGATGTAGCCATCAGCAACCTGAGCAGCCGTGGCGGTTGCCGTGGCGTTGATTGCGTTGAAATCGGTGGGTTGGTGGCCAGTGATGAAGCCGTTCAAAGAGCGTACTGGGCCGGAGAAGGTGGTCAATGCCATGATAATTTCCTCATGCGGTTAAGCGTATCTGTCTGCATGACGTCAGCCGGACCTGTCAGATACGCCGGTGATTCCGGGTTATGTGTTTATATCACGCAGGTAGTGTGGGGTCAACGAGCTTGTTCGATTTTTTTAAGTTTTCGTCTTGGGTGATGACTTCCATGTTCCACGGCACATGCAGGCCGCACACGGTCTCTCCTTGTAGTGGTGTGATGTGGTCCACGACGTGGGGTACGCCCATGCGACGGCTCAACTCAATGGCCAGCCGGTACTTCAGCCGAATCTCCAGCTTGTGCTCGGCCGTGAGCCACTTCGGCGTGGCCTGTCGGAAACGTCGGCGGCGAGCGTTCACAAGCTCGCGGTACAGGTCTGGGTTGCGTTCTTTATAGGCCAGCTTGTACTGGCTCACGACGGCCGTATCGCGGGCTTTTGAGCGGGCTTTGACCACCGCTGTATTTCGGGCGTAATAGTCCTGCTTGGCCTTCTGTCCAGCTTTGGACTTGTTGTACTCCGCGAAGTACTCTGCACGGGTTTCAGTGCCGCGCTGCCACTCAAGCTTCAGGCATTCAAGGCACGCGCCTTTGGTCTTGCGTGGGGCAATGTGCCCGTGCTTGCAAGGCTCTCCGGTGAAGTAGTAAGCGGCTCCTGTGGCCTTGGCTTCGGCGCGGGTCTTGGGTAGGTTTGTGGTGACCATGTGTGCTCCTTGGTTTTGACACAGGTAATATACCACAAAAAGAAAGGGGACCGAAGTCCCCTCTCATATTAAACCGTAAGGTCTAATTAGTTGGAGCCGGAGCTACCAAACATCCCGAGCGGATCGCTCCAGCCAAAGGAGTAGCGCTCGCGGCTCTTATAGCGAACGTTGCCCGTGTCAAAATCCCCGTCCATGGAATTGGACAGGGGAGTACGGACAAAGTGCTTCAAGCCGTTAGGCACGTCAGTCTTCAAGAACCAAGCGTTGTTGTCGGTCAAGAAGTGGTTGACGCCATAACCTTCGGGGATCGCGCCCATTGCTTTCAACGCGTTGATGTCGTTGTCAGCGGTGGCAACACGCAATTCGGTGTCAAGCAGACGCTTAGCAACGAACATCAGTGCTGGAGGCACGATCAGCTTGCGGGGCTTAGCGGCGATCAACAGGCCACGTTCGTCGGTCCAAGCGGCGATCTGAATAACGGCGGCTTCCAAGGAAGTCTCGTTCAGGTCAGCTTGCACAGAAGGAGTGTTGCTGTTGGTGCCACCAGAGACCAAGGGGTGAGCCGAGCTGAACAATGCAACGCCGTCGCCACCGGGGTAGCTGGCGGAGAAGCCGTTGTTCAACACTGCAGCGCCCTTGACCTGCTTGGTGTAAGCCATAGCACGAGCCAAACCCTTGGTGTAACGAGCAGACAGGCTGTCGTACAAGTTGTCTTCGATCGCTTCTTCAGTGATCGAGAAACCCAAGGCGATGGTTTCGTGGTTGTAGCGGGTAGACCATGCTTCTTGAGCATTGTCGTAAGCGATAGCAGCGCCTTCAGCCTTAACTGGGGCGGCACTGAAGCCAGACAATTTGGTCTCTTCTTCGAAGGAACGCTCGGAAGTCTCGGTTTCGTAGATTTCCTTACTTTGCATACTCCAAACCGAACAAAGCGTTCAAGCCGGGGAGCAGTTCTTTCAGCAGTTGTGCGCGTGAAATAGCCATGATTTAGCTCCTTATTAGACGCCAGTCGGGTTGAGGTATTGATGGCCGCCGGTCATGACGGTCGTGGTGGTATACACCAACGGACTGCCAGTAGCCGTAGTTTCGGACACCGCGTAAGGCGCGTTCCACTTGCAAATGAACTCGCAGAAGTTGCCAGAAGCGTTTGCACTGTCAGGCACGCCAGCGATGATTCGGATGGGCAACGAAGCAGTCGTAGCAGCGCTAGAACCGTCAATAGCCACAGCCGAGTTACCGGTGGTAGTCGAGCCAGAGTTTTGGACCAGAGACACGTTGGTGCCGATCACGGTTTGGCCGTAGAAAGCGATGGTTGTGCCCGAAGACACAGCAGCGACTTTGAACAGAACGTCCGGATCATCCAAAACGAATGCCACAGCGTCAGCAGCGACGGTACCGGTAGGCCAGTACTGTTGGAACTGAATCTGTTTGGTCGATGGGTTGGTGAATTGGCAACCAACAAACACGCCAACGGGAGTGGCGGTAGTGGTACCAGTGTCTTTTTCGATAACGCCAGTGCTAACCAGCTTGACAACGTCACCAGCGAAGATGTTGGCAGCGTAGCCTCCATCTGAGCCTTGTTTTGGTTCGCGTAGTATTCTGCGCGTTGCACCAAGAACTCTTCAGGGATACGACAGAGCAACAGGCCACCAACTTCAATGCCGCCTTTAAAGCGACCTTCAGTGGTTGCGTGCATCATCAGCTCAGGATAATCCTCTGCTTTGCAGGGCTCATATCCTTCGCGCAACTTTGAAGAGATGTTGCCGGGATCATTGGTACCCATAGTGCTCAAGCGCACATATCGGTGAACCCAACCCGGACGGTCGTCCGGTTTTGGCAAGGTTTCCGGAGGACGCCAAGCCGCAGGTCGTTGTGCCCGCTCACGAGTTTCGAGAGCGCGGGGTTTACGATTTTGAGTTTCTTCCATGATTAAGCTCCATTCTTCAGTTCGGCAACCTTCTTCGCATACAGTTCAAGCGGGATTCCCAATCGTTTTGCGATTGCGACTTCCGACTGCTTCAACCGAATACGGTTAGGCGGGGTGCTACGGGTGGCAGGAGCCACTACCGAGCTGGGTTTAGTTGCACGGCGCTGAGGAGGGTCCTCATATGCCGGTTCTGAATCGGTTTCAGAAGTCGATTCATCTTCATCGCTCCCGGAGTCTTGGAAGGCTTCGGGGAATTTCTTGCGCATTGTACGATCAATTTCTTGGTAGTACTTGTCGGAGTTTGGGCTGACCCCTCGCTCCTCAACCAGTTCTGCGTGCAACCCAAGGGCGAATGCAGACATTGATCGGTTCTTACCAAACCACTGATTCTGTGCTTTCCACTCTTCTGCACGAGTGTCAACACGTTGTGCTGGTATTTGTACCTCTTTTTCTTGGACTTGTAAAGGTTTCATTTGCGCAGCGCGATCAAGTCGCAACGTCGCTTTTGAAATTTCCTTCTGAGCCGCAATCAAAGCATCGGAGTCGGCAGATTCATAAGCCTCGCGGTACTTACGTTCTGCGGTCTCCATTTCGGTCTCGGCGACCTTCTTGGCCTGCACAATATATTCTTCGCTGCCCGATGCCAGCTTATGCTGCAGGGCTCGGTTTTCTTCGTAGAGCTGGCGGGCAATTGCCTCAGCAGCTTCACGTTCACGCAGAGCCGACTCTTTGGCGCGACGCTCATCGTGATAGCCACGGGTGAACTTCTTGATGCGCTTCTGAACCTTCTCGTCGTAGCTGGCAAGCTCATCGTCCGTCACCTCGTTCTTCAATCTCAAACGTCACCTCAGCTTCGGCCGCATTGGATTTGGACTTCTCATCCACTTCGTCAGGGAAGGTAAATTCTTGACCTTGTACTTTTGCCATGATTTATTCCTTAGTTTCCAGCACGTTGAATGCCGCGCGGGTCTTCCACAACAGCCTCGACGGAATCGTCGTTGATGATGCGCCATTCGGTACCGTGAATCTTCAAGCGGGTGCCTGAGTTCGGACGAACGATCACAAAATCTCCCACCTTGCAGCTCGGACCGTTCGGAAAGCGCTTCTCATCCCCAAAAGCGTCCGGACCCATCTTTGCTACAAACAGCACCGGCGTGAGCACTTCTTCATAGTGCATGGTGTTGCCAGCCTTTGCCAAGCCACTCTCGTACTCTTCCTCCGCTTGGGGGACCATGCAGAGTAAATGGAACGTCGCCGGGTTGGGGATTTGCGTGGCTTTCTTTTCCGCAGGCACGTCCAAGATTTTGGACAGGTCCACGGCAAGAGCCGGGTTAATGTCATTCATCAGATTTCTCCATCTTTTGCACAAGGTCATTTACGATGTTTTCTGCGAGTGTCAGACCCCGGATGACCCCACACACATGCCGGTAATCGGCATGATCAGCAGCGCGGCCAGAGGTGATGTGATCCTCTTGCGCAGCGCGTAGTTCTTGCAGCTCTCGCACTACGTGTGCGAGGGTTTGGTAATCTCTCATTGAGCTCCTTCAGGCGTTCCGGACTCTCCGGTTTTGTTGGTGGCGTTTTTAGCGTTGATCTGCTGCATCAGCCTCATTGACTGCTCTCGATCTGCTTGCAGAATTGATGCGTCGGCAGAGCGGCTCATGACGCCTGCGCGGAAGGCATCGACCTCCAGCTTGCGCTCGCCCAACTCTTCGCCGGCAACTTGCTTTTGCTTGGCCAACAGCAGCTCTCCGCCAGTCTTGTCCTGCTTGTATTCCATCTCATCGACCTTGTTCGCAACGTCTGCAGCGAAGCGTTTTTCTTCGATGTCGAGCTTGCGGTTGCCCTGCTCGATGCGGGCTTTTGCCTCCGCTTCCTTGAGGGCCATCTCTCGCTGTTGCATCTGGACAACAGGGTCCTGCGCCATCTGCTGAGCCTGCTCTTGAGATGCCTGCGCTTGGTTTTGCTGGAGCAAACGCTGAGCTGCGACGGCCGCCATCTGGGCCACCTTGGCGGCAATTTCTGGCTCCATGTTCTCGTTCTCCTCCTCGGTCGGCAGGCTGACGCCAAGCTGGAGCTCGATCTGCTTGCGGTACTCGAAGGCCATGTGCTCGTTGATGTGGGCCATTGCTGCGGCTTGAATCTGTTGGGCCATGGGGTTCTGTCCGATGAGCTTGGCCATCTTGGGGTCTTGCATCGCGGCCATGTGAACTGCGATGTGCGCCTCGTGGTCCTGCTCAATGAACGCCTTGACCGGCTTGCCGTTGATCAAGTTCATGTTCTCCTGCACAGGGTCGGCCGGCTTTTGGTCGTCCTCGACTGGCACGAGCTTGTTGGCATTTTTGATGCCCAAGACCTCGATCATCTGACGGTGCAGCAGGGGTAGGTTGTAGAGCTGAGGCGCACCTTGAGCCAACTGGATTACGGCTTGGTACTGGACGATCTTCTGAGCCATGGTGGCTGCGTTTGGATCGCTCACAGGCAAGACCTCGACCATGTCGTAGTCCGACTTCTTGGCGCGGCGTGAGCCTTCGATTGGCTCGTAGTCGTATTCCTCTGGGGTGTAGTCGGCAATGATGACCTTCAGGAGCTTGAACTCCTGACGCATCGAGTAGTGCAGGCGGGCCTGAACAGCCGACATCACCTTCAGTGTGCGCTCGAGCAAAGCCAGCGTGGTGCCCACAGGAGCGTTGGCCGACATGTCGCTGACGTTGAGATCGCCGGCCGATACAAACGAGCGGCCTTCTTGCACGATCTGGTTGAACAGCGAGTACAGAACTTGGCTTGGCTCTTTGTAAGGCAGCGGCAAGATGTTGTCGCGGATAGAACCACTGGGCACGTCCACATCACGGAACTCGCCGGGAGCGATCGGGGTGTCGTCACCCTTGATGCGCAGACCACGGGTCTTCAAACCACCGGGCAAGTTGCTCAGCGTACCTGCATCGACCAGCTGACGGATCAGCATGGTGGCGCTCTTGGTGTAACCGCCGATCAGGTGGATCAGGCCGTAGCCGTAGAAGCCAAAGCCGGGAACGTATTGGTAGTGGACGAAGTGCTGGCGCTTGAGTTTGAGAATGTCGTCTTCGTACCAGTTGCGACGGACAGACAGGATGGTGCCAGTGGCTTTGTCGACCGTGACCACGTAGGGCAGAGCAATGCCGGTCGCCTCACCCTTCTTGTCCTTGTCTTCGAAGCCGGGGAGGTCCAAGTGGACGTGCATCTCAAGGATGCGGTAGCGCTCGTCTTGCAAGGCTGACATGCCTTGGTCTTCGGCCTTCTGCTTCTCGATGTCGTCAAGCTCATTGCTTGGCTCACCCAAACTCACGTCGCTGTAGAAGCCAGCCGCTTGCAGCTTGGCAATCTCGTTGGGGGTTTTGCGCATGACGTGGGTGACACGCTCTGCACTCTCAAGACTGGATGCGCCGTAGGGCACAACCATGTCTTCGGCCGAGATGAACATGGCCACCTGACGGCCAAGGCTTGGGTCGTAGTAGACCTTCTTGAACGCAGAGCCCGTGATTGGCAAAGACCACAGCAGCTTCTCTTGCTCTGGCCGGTACTCTTGCATGACCTCGGTCAGCTCGTAGTTCATGTCCTCGCGCACGCGGGTCGAGGCTTCAATCTTCGCTGGAGTTTCTTTGCCAATGATCTGGGTCTTGACCGGGCCATTTGCCGGGAAGGTCTCCATGATGGCTTCGGACTGGAACTTCACCACGGCCTCGGTCAGCATTGGGTGGAAGACACCACATGCGCCTTCCCATGGCTCGGTGCGCTCTTCGTACTTCAGGCCGAGGAGTTTCAAGCCCTCGACGTAGGTCTTGATCCACTCTTTGCGGTCTTCGACGTCACGCTCGAAGTCGGAAACCAATTCGGAGCCCAAACCCTCGAGGTCGCCTTCATCCATGAACTCGGCCAAGTTGGCATCGAAGTCTTCTTTGGTGGGCTTGCCGGGAGTCAGTTCAATCTCAATGTCGCCGAGGTCAACTTCCACTCGGTCTGGGTTGTCGATCTCAATCTCAATGCCGGTTGTGTCCAAATCGGAGAGACCTTGAGGAGCGGCGTACAAGCCTTTTTCGATTGCCATGGTGTGTCCTTAGACTGTGTACGCGCCCTTACGACGCGAGTTGAAACTATAGTCATTATCCTCATAGTCGGTGTTCAAGCGCAAGAAGCCACCGGACCTGAATCGCATGAGAGCCATGATGACCGTATCGACATCGTCGTCGTGGGCAGCATTTGGGAACGCAGCCGTATTATCAATCAACTCTTGCGCCCATCGCGTCTCTGGTGCCCAAACTTTTCCGGACTTGAAGATGTCCGAGACCGAGTTCATACGGGCAATCTTGTCGTTTGACTGCTGCCGGGTGCCACGAACAGGGGTGAAGTCGGAAACCAGTATGCCCATCTGCCGAAGCTCAAAGATCAACGGCAGGCCAGACGCCTTGGCTTCAATGATGCAGTCATCAGGCTCCCAGAACTCGTAGTGCTCCTTGGCCTTGACCTTCAAATCAGGGAATTCCAGCCGCTCCATGTACCGGTCGAGCAGAATAATGTTGGCGTCGTTCGGGTTTTCGTCCAAATGGAACACGCCCCACGTCGTACAAGCGGAAAAGTCGTTGCGTTGCCCCTTGGTATAGGCCGTATCCCACGCTTGGATGATGAATTCGCACCGTGGAGGGGTCTCTTTTGTCCACCGCTTCCACCATTCGCGCTTAATGATGGCACCTTCTTCGCCAGTTGGGGTCTGCTGGTACTGCGCGTTCCACTTTGACGCCGGAAGTTCGGACTTCAGCGCGTTCAATTCCTCGATCGACCAGAATTCCGGCCACAAAGAGCTACCCGAAGGCAGGATTGCCGGCAGTTCGACCACGTCCCACTCGTCAACCTTGCCTCTGTCCTGTGCATCCTTGATAACCCGGCCGATCAAATCACGCTCAGACCAGCGGGTGGCGATGATGATGATCGCCCCGTTAGGCTGGAGACGCTGACGAGGGCCAGAGGTGTACCACTCATACGCCTTGTCATAAACCTCGGGGTTGAAAGCGGCCATAGTAGCCTCGCCTTCTGTGTGCGGATCGTCAATGATGGCAATATCCGCACCCCGGCCGGTCATCGTACCGCCCACACCGATAGCGAAGTACTCTCCACTCTTGTTGGTAGCCCATCGGCCGGCCGCTTTGGAGTCTTGACGAAGCCGGACATCAGGAAACACCTCGGCATACTGCTCACTCATCACCAAGTTCCTGACCTTACGTCCGAACCCCACAGCCAGTTCACCCGTGTTTGATGCCTGCATGATCTTCTTCTCAGGGTATTTACCTAGAAACCACGCCGGGAACATATAAGACCCGAACTCAGACTTGGTGTGGCGAGGAGGCAAAGAAATAGCCAGCCGCTTTATTTTCCCGCTGGCCACGTCCTCAAACTTCTTAGCCAATACCGCATGGTGCCGACCATGAATAAACCCCGGCCACATCTTCCTCACAAACGTCAAAAACGAGTCCTGACACTTCTCCCGCTCAATCGCCTGCTTGTACTCGTCCAACTGCTTCAAGAGCTTTTCTTGGTCGCCGGGTGGCAGAACTGCCAGCAGCTCAGTAATTCTGTCTACTTTCATTTCAGCGTCCTAAAGTTTAAGTACACAGGACGCACACTCCGCTTCTTGTTCGCAAGATACTTCAACACCCCCAAGGCCACCAAGCCGTCTACCAACCTCTTCGTGTTTCCCACCCCAACTTTACCCCTCATGAAAGCCACATCAGCCAACGACGGCGCATACCCATACCTCTTCCAAAACTCGTCAATAGCCAAGAACACCTCGCTCTGCGCTGCCGTCATCTCCATCTCCCTACATTGCTCTTCCGATAGCTCACGACTATTGGAAATCATTTTCCGATTGATTTTGACTATCTGCCCCGACTTGCTCCGTTGAAAATATATACCCCCCTCCCCCCTGCGTGTTGGAGAGGTATGGGGGGGTGTTCCCAATTGGTCAAGCATGGTGGTCGTTTGAACGGGATAGTATGTCAGAGGAATTCGGGTGCTCGCATCACACAGCGGGGCGGTCGGGGGGTGGTGGGGTCGATACTCCCCCCACTATTTCCCCTGATTCTGGGTGTTTAGACCCGTCTTTTATGGCACTTTGCTGGTCGTCGTCGCCGTCGTCGTCATATGAATCAACGTGTTGCGAGTCGTCATACCCCTCACCAGTATCAGTCGCGCTCAGTTCCTCCAGCAATTCTTTGGCTTGTATGTCTTCGGCATCACCCGTGCCAAGCATCAAGGCCCGTATTTCGGCCATGACCTTAGCGCGGGCCTCTTCACTGCTGGAGATATGCTTAACCTCACTTCTATGCACGAAGGCCCCCACCTCCACCACAGACCCCAGAACCTTGACCGCCTGCACCCTGACTGCCGCTTTAGTCTGAGGGTCTAGGGCAGTCTGCACCAGGGTTTGGATTACGAGGGCCCGCAATTGGGCTGGGGTTTGCAATGCCATGGCCTGCTCAGCCAGTTGTAGGGCTTGTATCTCAGCGGCGACCCTCGGGTTAGATGCCACCCGATAAGGCTCACCCTCTAAGGTTGCCCGTGTTGCGCTTGCTTTATAGGCTTTGCGGTATGCATCCGCTTTGGTTGCCCCTTGTGCTACCTCGCGCGCGAAACGGCGTTGCTTACCCGTCAATCCCTTAGATGCGCCTTGGCCTAGTATGGAATCCAATGGCATTGTCTCGACTGCCTGCGCTAGTCTTTCCCGTGATAGTCGCATGATGTTCACCCGTTTAATGCTGACGCGAAACTTACGCCGCGCTTTGCCTGATCTTATAGGAACATTGGCGGCAAATCAACAAAGCCGCTTTGGAGGGCTTGAGTGGCAGAACTGCCAGCCAATGAGCAACCACACCGACCAACAAAGCCGCGCCCATTGGCAGAACTGCCAGCAATAGCCCCAGACTATCAAAAACCGATTATCGATAGTTATTATTATGTTGCAATGTATTGCACCAGGTTACACCAAGCCCCATAATAAACCCATCAACAACCCGCCCACCTTGGGCACAACCTAGGAGAGCCGCACCATGAGTATCTATACCGAAGAGGGTTACACCAGCCGCCGTGATTATCTGGAGAACTTAGCCGATGACATGGGCATAGACTTTATCGAGGTTTTCACCTTGGCCTACACACTGGGCCCATCAGAAGATTTTGACGGCTTGGTGACCATGTGCGAAGACCGCGCCGCCGAACTTGAAGACAAAGCCCGCCAGCACGAAGGCCGCTGGCACACCCGTTCCAATGGTCAACCCTTGGACACCGAGGAATGACATTCCAGCCAATAAACCACAGGAACAACACACCATGAACCAAGCCAAACAACAACACGCCCACGCTCTCGCCTGCAAAGCCCACGGGCTTTTTGAGGCAGGCAGACACGCCGAAGCATTTGAAGCCTACCGCGCCGCCCAGCGTGCGGGTTACAAACCCCCAGCAGTGGAAGAGGCAGAAAAGCAAGCCCGCCACAACATCCAAACCGCCGCGCTGGGTTTCTTGGCTTTGTCCCTGACCGCCGCCGCAGTCGCCGCCCGCGCTGGATTTTTCTTCTAAGAGGAGCCCACACCATGACCACCGCCGACAAAATCCGCGAAGCCGCCGCCCGCCTTGTAGGGTATGAGACACACGGGCACGGGTTCACCAAGACCCACCACACCATCACCCGCCGCGCCGCCCTTGAATGGGCCGCTTGCTATCCCGCCGCCACCATCACCAAAAACGGGCAATTTATCGCCCGCAAAACCACAGGAGCCAAACCATGAACACCCGCGACCTAATCGACCAAGCAAACCATGACCGCCAACACGAAGCCGCGCCCAGTTCCGCCGCCGTGAGCCTAATCACCGCCGCAATTGTGACCGCGCTTTACTGTGCCGCCGTTTTTCTTTTCACCCTCTAAGGAGTCCCGCACCATGAAAACCACCAACCCACGCGCCCAAGCCCTCAGAACAATTGAGAACGCATATAACGCCCTCCCTTATATGTCAGACGGGTTCAAGGACGTTAAACAGGTTTTATTTGAAGCCAACCTAGAAGGCGAAAAACAGCACCGCAAATTCACCAGCCCGAGGACAACCGGATTTCCCACCACCGCCGCCGCCAAGCTTTTCACAATCAAACACTTAGCGGAATCACTGGAGAGCCCCGACCGATACACCGTAGACGATATTTTATGCATCCGCTTGGAATGTCTGAAGGCCCAAGCCTACGCCAAACGCCACCGCGAAGAAATCACCGAGGCATGGAAGGCCGCAGGAATCAACCGCGCCGCGATTCTCGCGCTGGATTATGCCGACCTAATGGGAGCCTAAAAAATGCACTACATACAACGCAAAGACCGCCGCCAGCTTGAGACTGTGGACGAGTTCACCACCTACAAAGAAGCCCGCGCCATGTTGCAGGAATACCGCACCAGCGATACCGCCGCCGCCTATTACATAAGCCGCCGCCCATGCAAAGCATGGAAGGAAGCCCAGCAATGAACAGCACCACCATGCGCCGATTATCAGCCGCACCACCAGCCACCGCCGCCGACTATTTAGGAAGCACCGAAGGCCCAGACCGCATCGACGAAGCCACCGCCGACCGAATCGACGAAGCCGCCGAACCCGCATTTTTTCAAGATGCGGACGGATGGAAGCATTTTTTCGACATGAACCCGCCACAGTAAGGAGGGCCGAACCATGAAAACCAGCCAATTCACCGCCCGATGGAACGATTACCCACCACAGCCAGACCCGAGCATGGACCGCGACCGAGCCGCCCGCCTTATTCGAGCATGGAGGAGCAACGCCCGAAAACGCACCAACAGCCAGCCGTGGACATTCAAACGAAACGGCCCGCACAGTTACACCGTATCGGCCCCCGGTTATCCCGCCGAATTTCACACAATCACTTGGAGCGACAAACAATGACCACCGAAGAAACCCGCGCCCGCATTAAAGAACAGGCCAACGAACTACGCCGCCAAGTGAACGAGCGCGAAGCCCGCCGAGAAAAAGAGGAGGCCACCCCGCCCGCTTATCTCAGCATCAGCGAAGGCCGATACAGGGTTATTTCCCAAGGGATGCCCATATGCGCCGACAAAGCCACGCCCGCCGATGCACTTACAGCCGCGCAAAGCTTGCGGGTAATTGTCGCGCCCGTGGCATGGAACGGCGACCGCGCCGAGTGGGTTCACCTTGACACCATCGAGGAGTTGGGCGCATGACCTATTACACCGAACTGCAATGCCTGAGAAACGGAATTAACGTGATGCAAGCCCAAGCCAGCAACGCCCGCCGATTAGCTTTGCACCACTTTAAACACCGCCACGATGGGCGCACCAGCAGACCCGCACGACAATGGCTTGAGACATACCGCAAAACCTACCGCGCCGCCGACCGCGCACGACTCGCAGAAATCGAGGCAGGTGCGCCCCAACGGGTTTGGCGTGAGGGTTACTGGGTTTCCATCGAGGAGGTGCAAGCATGAGGCCGACCAAATACAAATGCGCCGCCCGCATATTTAAAACCATCGAGGATGCAAAGGCCCACGCCGAACACATCTTTAAAACGAAAAAAATTATTGTCGCCATCGAAGAAGTCAGGGCCGCGTAAGCAAAGGCCCGCACACTAAAAAATCATCCATCGAGAAAGGTAGCACCATGACAGCATTGAACCGCCTCAACAAAGCCCGCGCCGAGGCCGCAAAGTGGAAAGAGAAGCAACCGACCTACACGCATTACCACGACTGGAGGGCGCACCGAAGCAACAGCACACACGCGCCCCGTTTTGGCTTTGCACCAGACAGAAAATATATGTGGCTTGACTCACACCAAGACGCGCCCAACATCCGTCATTTTGCACACGCAGACGAGTGCGCCCGCCTCAACCATCGAGGATGGTTTGCAGACGATTACCAAGACGAAACCATCCGAGGCACAGTGACAGTGATGCGCCTTGGAAAGTGGGCCTATATCGTTGCAGGCGTGACCTACAAAGAATCGGATTGTGATGCCCTCTACTGGGATTCCATCGAGAAAATGCCAGCCCGCGAAGCATGGGACGAGCGAGGCGACAAGACCGATGCGCTGGAGGAGGCCATGCGAAGCATTGCATACCAAGCCGACAGCATTGCCGAGCGCACCGCAGAGGAAAACCGCGAGGCATGGCAGAAAGACCAAGCCGAGCAAGCCATCGAGGGATTGCGGGATGACATCACAACAGCCCGCATCGCCATTCGCACATTGGCAAAAGAAATAAAAGCACACGGGACATTCACGCCCGCAGTTTGCACCGCCTTGAGTGCCAGCATCCGCAAAGAGTGGGCGCAGGTTCAGAAGTGGCGCAAACGCATCGAAGACCTGACCGACCGACCATACCTCATTTCAATCTAAGGAGAACACCATGCCCAACTATTGCCAAAACGACCTCTACATCACCGCCGACAAAGACACCATCGACAAATTGCAAGCCGCATTTGAGAAGGGTGAATTGCTGGAGACTTTGCGCCCACAACCAACCTACGAAGGGTATGCGCCCAATGGACAGCCATGCACCAGCGAGGGTATGCCCGATTGGTGGAATTGGCGCGTCGCCAACTGGGGCACGAAATGGGATGTTGGAGGCAAAGACGCATTGTCCGTTCGAGATAGCGATACGGAGATTCGGTTTTCATTCGACAGCGCATGGAGCCCGCCAGTGCAAGCATTACAGAGCCGCGACGACATAACTTACAGACTGTATTACTGCGAATGTGGCATGGCATTTTGTGGCATTGCCGATGGAGGTGATGGGTTCCACGACGACGAGACATACGAATTTGGCGAAGAGCCCGAAGAACTCACCGAGAGATTCAACATCGCCGAGATGATGGAGGATGAAGAAGAGTGACCTACATCATCACCATCGAGAGAAAGGGAAGCCGCTTGCAAATGGAAATAACAGCACCATCGAAGCCGGACGCAATACGCGCAGTGCTAGAGAACTTCAAACAACAACCAGACCCCGACAACAAACTCATATCCATCGAGGAGAAATCATGACGCCACAAATTACACAGCCCACGCAATACAAGGCGTGCATCATTGCCCCCGTTAAAAAGATTGGCGGGTTCGACGTGTTTGACGATTCGGGCCGCTGGTTCCACGTCAAAACCCAGAAACAAGCGAAGTGGTGGGCCGCAGTGCATACGCGACTTGAAAACGAATTCAACGCACGTATCGCAAAGCACACGCCCACACCCATCGAAGACCACACACCCAAGGCGAAAACATGAAAACCAAAGAACAGCCGCACGACGACATCACCGACGACCTACTGCACAGCCTATGCATGGCCCTCCCATTTGTAGAAGACGCAGAGCATGACGAGACATACAAGCCCGAGCGAGTGAGGGCAGTTCTCAAGACCATCAAACAATCCATCGAGAAAGCAACGAGGGCGACAGCATGAGCAACGAATTAAAAGACGACGACTACACACTGACCGAGGGGGCCGCATGGTTTACCGTGAAGGGCTTTGCCATCCGCATCCTATCCACCGATGAAGGCGTGGTGGTGGACGTTTGGAAAGACGGCGGGGAAATGGATTCACCCATCGCCAGCACCTGTGCATACGACCAAGACATTGCAACTGACGAGACCCGTTCATACGGGCCACAAGGAGAGACAGCATGAAGACATCTGAACTGAGCGGGGCCGCACTTGATTGGGCGGTGGCGGTGTGTGAGAAGAACTGGACGTTTGAGCCTGACGGTTGCGACTCTTACTCTACCGACTGGGCACAAGGTGGGCCACTCATTGAGCGTGATGGTATCGACATTTGCACCAACACTTACGGCGGGTGGATTGCTACGTTGATTACCGACTGGGAGGACGGCACCTTTGTCCAAGGTGAGGGCGACACCTGTTTGATAGCCGCCATGCGGTGCTACGTTGCATCAAAACTCGGCGATGAGGTCGAGATACCCAAGGAGCTGACATGACCGAAGTCCCTGACTGGGTATCCATCGAGAGACAGGCCGAGGCCGTGGCATTCAGCGACATGATGGAAGCCGCCGACCTTGAAGCACAAGAGGCGAGCGAAGCACTGGCCGCAGTGTCGAATGCTTGCCGCGCCATTGAGCAAGCCCGCCTAACCCACATCGGTGTGCGGGTGATGCTCACCACACTGGCCCGTAGCATGGAGAGTGCGGGCCGATTCAGCGCCATCGAGTCAGCATCCATCGAGGACACAGCCTCAGACTTTTAAACCAAGGAGAACAGCATGAAGCAACACATCGACACCAAAGTTAAATACACCGAGCAAACAAGCGCAGGACTATGTAGCGCACTGTTCGAGGAGTTTGACCTACTACGCAACAACCTCAGCGACCCAAGCCGCGCATCAGCCGTTGCAAAGCTGGCTGTGCAAATCATCAACACCAAACGCCTAGAGATTGACGCCGCCGCATTCCACAAAGCAGGTTTGCGCTTTGTGCCATTGGCCCTGACAGCAAAGGGTTTACCCATCGGGGAGCAAGACAATGTTGAATGACGCTTTTGATTTTGTGACACAAACAGACCGACCGCACGTTCACGATGAGACGCGGCGCAAGATAGCCATGCTTGCAAAAGAAATTCACGACATATACAAAGAGCACATAAGGCGAAGCACTGGCAAGACGTGCGACATTTGTGGTGGTGGCGACTTGGATGAGAAGCGTCGAGTGCATGATTGTGTGAACGGATATGAGCACAGGGAATATGCTTCCCCCGTTCTTTGCTTCAATCATTATTGCGGATGGCGCATAACTTTCAGACACCTTGAAAGAAAGAAAAAGGTGCAACTGCTAGGACTGCCCAAACCAATCACTCATATGGAAAAACTTTCCAATTTCATGGAGATTAACCGAACTGTTTTCGATGAAACCTTATTGTCTGACGAGGATATTGACCTGCACTTCACACGGTTCTTAGCAAAACAACTTTTGAAAGCGTCAAGGAAATCTAGAAACTAAGGGTTGTGACCTGCTACATCCATCGAGAAAGCCACCTGCGGGTGGTTTTTTTGTGCCCATCGAGAAATTAATCGGGTCGCCAGTCGGTCGAATCCCAGTTGCCTTTGCCGTGGTTGCATTCATGGCAGAGGATTTGCAGATTGTTTACATCGAGAGCGAGACTTGGGAATAGTTTGCGCGGCTTGATGTGGTCTACATTCATCACCGCCCCCGTCGAGGGAGTTGCGCCACAGCACATACACTTCGGCCCGTATTTTTTGAGGGCTTGCATACGCACCTTGCGCCACTCATACGAGGACAGAAACGCATCGGTGGCTACATACTCCCGTCGAGCAACCTTCGGGCCTTGCTTGCTACCCTTCGAGGCGTTACGGATGTATGCCGCGTTCATGTAAACCCACTGCTTGTCAGTCGCACCAGAAGGCCGAGTCATGCCGTCTTTGACCAACGCCTCACACGCCAGTGCATACGGACTCGCGCCGAGTCGTGAGCCCACACCGAGAAACCGCTTCGAGAACGCCGCTAGGGTGGATACGGAGAGGAAGCCCTTTTTCTTTGCCATGGTCTGCCCCTATTGTTGTTACTACTATCTATCCGGAGGGAGGGAGGGTTCTGAAAGGGGCAAAACTCACCTAAGCCCACGACACGCATGGGTTTAGGGTTTCGCCCTCGGTCTATCCGTCGGTCGGGATGGGCCTTATCGGGGCCAGCGGACGCTTGCAAAAGCTCCACTGTCGAGGATTACCGTGTTTGCACACGCCCTTCTGCCGGTTCCTCGCAGGCTTGCGCCTCACTCATATCGGCTTGGCTTGGGAAGGTTCCCCCGTAGCCTCTCAACACAGTTACGGCGGCCATTCAGAGCGGTCTACCTGTGTCCAGTTGGCGTGGTCTTGGCTGGGTTCTGAGTCCCACTTATGCATCGAGCAAACTTATGTCTCGATTCCCGAAAAACAAAAAGGCCGCTCAAGTGAGCATCCTCTGGTCGAAACCCTATCCGATACACCATCACAGGCATTGGATAAGGCAGAAGATACTCGCATGAGCGGCCTAACTTTGTTGCTTTCGACGACAACGCCACCAGTATAGGACAAAAAAAGACCCGACACAAGGGCCGGGTCAAATCAACTTACTCAAGGAGATGCACCATGAAGTGCAAGACCATTCTACATGGCAGTTCTGCCACCCGGCAGAATAGTTTGATGCTATCGAAAATCAAATCTCGATAGTTACAATCAATCACGATACGCTACAAAGGGGTGTAATATACAGACTCAACAACTAAAGGAGAACTGTATGGCTTGGATTATTGGACTCGTGGTGTTTGCGGCTTGGCTGAACCACATTTTTACCTGTTTTTCTGAGGGCTTGTGGGGTTTCTTGATTGCCGGAGCGTTGCTTTTCCCCATCGGGATTCTGCACGGCTTCTACCTCTGGTTCTTTTAAGGAGCGGCCATGAAAGATTACGACCCCTTGACTTACAAGCACCCCCGCACCATGGAGGAAGCCTTTGATGAGCGTGGCCCGCTGGTTGAGATGGATGCAAAACCAAACAAGAAAACCGCCCTGATGTATGTCGCCGGAATTTGGCTGGTGCTTACCGCCGTAGTTGGTTACGAACTGACGGGGTCGGCCTTTCAGAAAGGCTTTGAGCAGGGCTACGTCGAGGGGCGTGAGCGCGCCCTGATGGACGATCAGACGCTCTACAAGCACTGCACCGCATGGTGGTTCGATGGCGACGAGCCGAAGGCCATCAAAGAGATCAACAAGTACTGTGATCGGAGGAGCAAATGACATCAAGACAACAATTTGAACTCGAACACTTCGGCATCAGCCCCGGCAAGGTGGGCAGACGTAACCCTGCGTTTTGGATTCACCAAGCCCCCAGCGCATGGCGCAAGTCTATGAAGTACTGGGCGGCACTGTGGCTGGGCATCGTGCTCGGTGCCATCGGTGCTGGTGTGCTGGCTGTGTTTGTGGGGGTGGTGAGATGAACGAAAAAACAGAAGGCTACCACTGCGTAGTGTGCGGCAGGTTTCTGCCAGCAGATGAATACGGCGTCATCGTGCATGACGACATCCCACACCCGCCAGAGATGGATTTTGCAGAAGAGGAGAAGCCGCAATGACGCCGTTGGTGCGGGAAATGGTCAAGATGGTATCGGTTGCTAATCTTGACCCAACTCAGATGCAGTGGTTTGATGTGACTGGAGCAATCAAAAAATACATTGGAGCAGACCCAAAACAATACTTGTTACATCCAGCACCGTACAAAAACATGATGTTGTGTGGAAAGACAGCGCAGGGTGACTTCATGTTGTCAGTGCTGGCAGAGCCAACAGCAACCATTGTGACTGGTTGGATTATGAAGCCGACGGGATACAAATCCCTTGGGTCGTTCCTTGTTGCCGAGCACAATGGTGAGCCAAAGACGGGAGCCGTAGACAAGCCTATTGACCCAAAAGACCAGTCAATGATGTGCGGGATTTTGGCTATGTTTTATGCGTCGCTTGACATGAAGATTGAAGCATATGTGCCAACAGCCAAAGACACATTCACAAATCGCCGCAAAATAAAAGAAGGCAAGTTGCCCACGTACGACTGGCACACAGTGACGATTGAGCCGCCCAAGCATCAGTCAGAATCTCGCGGCGGTACACACGCAAGCCCACGCAGGCATCAAGCAAGAGGTCATTGGCGCACTTATAAGTCCGGCAAGCGCGGCTGGGTCAAAGAGTGTTGGCGCGGCGATGCCAGCAAAGGCGCAGTGTTTAAAGATTATGAATTTAAGGAGAAACCAAATGAGAGACACGATTGAGCTGGCCCGTGAGGCTGGTGCCAAACCATCGCATAACCCCGAACTTTGGGACATTTGGGAAATTAGCAACGAAGCTCTTAAACGCCTTGTTGCCCTTGCCCGTGCTGACGAGCGAGAGGCATCGCAAGCACCTGTGCAGGAGCCTGTGGCGACTTTGTTTGGCAGCCTGCCCGTGTATGACACCACCCCACCCGCAGCACAACCCGACTACGCATGGCCCACCATTGAAGACTACGAAAAAGAAGTTGGCTTTGAGGTGAACATTGCGTTTCGGTCGGCTTGGGCTATGGCGCGAACCACGAACGACCTGTTTAACCAGATGGGAGAGAACACATGACCACTGAAGCAATTCAAATCCTGTTGGCGCTGGCCTTTGGCGCGGCGTTTGGCCTGATCGTGGGCTGGATGTTGTGGGGAGAGAAGCGATGAAAGCAATCTACAAATCCGACAACACGGAGCAGGTTGTGTATCGTTTGGGCGAAACCGCTTCCGTTCGGGCGGGTAGTGGGTACTCCCGCCCCGGCAACTTACACTGCTCAGTCGAAAACACGGGTAACGGCTACATCGCCTACTTCCCATCACACAGCTCCACCACGCAGGACTACTACGTCTGCCTCGACTACGCCCAAGTGCGTGACTTGGTGCTGGGCCTGTCCATGTTTAAAGAAGAACTGGGGTTCAAAGATGAATGACGACGACGATACACAAGAGTACGCACACCAGCGTCAGTGGGTGGGGCTGACGCATGAAGACATGATGCTGCTGGTCGAGCAGGCCAGAAAAACCCCGGCAAAAGGTCCGTGCCCAGACTACAACGAGCGTTTGCTGACATTGGCAAACAACAAACTCAAGGAGAAAAATCATGACCTTCACAGAGCGACAGCGCAACCTTATTGATTTTTGCAAGAAGGCTGGTTTTGGCTGGAGAAAGTTTGCTGAAAGCGTTGAGCGAAGTGG